CATGAGTCCGGAGTGATGGCTACACTCCCATGAAAGGAGGTGATCACAATGAGTCATCAAGATTTCTCACCTGTTGTGAGAGTTCCTGAAGATTTAATTTCTCTGGAAACTGATTTTCAGCGTACTTTGTATGTTGAAAATCGAATCTCACAGGTAGTAGCTTTAAAACATGATAAGCTACAGCTTAAAGAAAGATTTCTTCAAGCTTTGGTTCCTCTTGACCTTCAGAAGGGATATTCTGACGAAATAAATCGACTTTCTTTGGAAAATCGATCTCTTCGATCTGAAATCACTTCTCTGAGATCAAAGAACTCACAATTTCAACGAGAACAAATAATCGTTAAAAATGTGATTTTACCTGTCGAGTCGAAATCGAAGTCTCGAGAAGAGCTTGATTCCGAACCAGTGATAATGTCAACAGGACAACCCACTAAGGGTAAGAAGATCCTTATGACATTTGTTGTGATTCTTCTCCTATTCATGATTGGTAGGACTCGTGGGATTTCGTGCTCCCCTTCGTCCGTGGAATCGGACCCTGTAGGTGTTGAACACTCCAAAGGAGGCACAACTAATGGTCAAATTGACCAACCTCAACAGGGACCTTCTTCGTCGGGCAAAGGCAACAGGCGTCTCCCGTAGATTGATTATCCCTTTTGTACGCAAAGTACAAGAATGGTGTCAGTCTTCGGGTGAGGAATGGACAGTTAATCGGTTAAAATCGATTAAACTTGACTTAATCAGAAAGAAGGCTGGTTTACCAGCTGTTTCTTCTTGGATAGCCAAGTCTAAGAGATCCGATTCTCTGTTCGTTGGCGTTGCAGGTTCTTTGGAACGTTGGATGTTTTCACATCCAAATCGTTTTTACAAAGGTCTTCAACTCCTACAGATTTATACGTTTTTCTTCTCTAGAGAATTAACTAATTCTCAAAAGGAAAAATTCGTAAAAGCTGTAACCTCGACTGCGCCTCTCATTGATAGAAAGTTAGTCTTAGGGATTCGAAAGTCCCTTCGAAAGCTATCTATCCCGAAAATGAGAGGTGAGCTTCCAAATCCGAATCCTTTAGAATTTTATCAAGCCTCTCCTTCTAAGAGAGCGCCAGTTTTAACTGGTTCTGTTCCTGAAGTTGAAGGTGTGATTGATTCTATTGGATACTTGATTCGTTCATATGTTGGTCAGATCCATTACCATAAGTTCAAGGATCTATATGATCCACTTATTGGAAATGTTCTACCAATGTTGAAGAGTCAAGTTTTGGGTCCATCACCTTATTCTGATAAAGGTGAAAAATCTCTTATCGTTGGTCGCATCGGTTTAATCCAAGAACCTGGTTACAAGCTTCGTGCTGTAGCCAATCCTGGACGAGTATTCCAACAGGTTCTTGAACCTCTTGGTGATTACTTGTACCGATTACTTTCCCATTTGCCATGGGATTGTACTTTCGACCAAAATAGAGGTTTCCCAATCATTATGGAAGCGCTCCAACATGGTCATGAAGTATGCTCCATCGATTTGTCGAATGCAACGGATTATTTTCCGTTGGATCTTCAAATTGAAGTCTTAAGTTATTTGCTACCAAAATCAAAATATGTAGATCTCTTTAAAGAGATCGCCACATCCAGATGGTATTTCCCAGGAATGGGTGATATCCAGTGGAAGCGTGGTCAACCTCTAGGGTTGTATCCATCTTTTGCTTTGTTTGCATTAACTCATGGACTTCTTCTCCATAGTTTAATGAAGGGTCCTTTTAATGGACAATTCTTTATCCTTGGAGATGATGTTGTCATACTGGATACTGAATTAGCTCAACGTTATAGAGATGTTATGTCTCTACTTCGTTGTCCTATTTCTGAACCAAAAAGTCTTACATCAAATTCTCTTGCAGAATTTGCTGGTAAGATCATTTCTTCTGAGAAAGTGATTTCTCAATTGAAATGGCGAAATATATCTGACGATAGTTTCGTAGATATTGCTCGCTTAATTGGTCCACGTATCCGTCCTCTTCTTCGTGAACGTCAGCGTAGAGTTATTGACTCTATTGCTCCTGTTCCTGAATTCCTTGGTGGTTTAGGGTGGAATAGTGGTGGTAAACCATTATCTCATCGTATTCCATTATGGGTTTTCGACGAAAAAGCGGACTCACCGAGACTCACGGGTTACCTGAAGATAGTTTTGAGGAATTTTTATTCTTCAAAATTACTCCATAGGGTTGTTGAACCCATAGATTTTATCTATGAGTATAACAATGCTCTCGACCAGAGAGCTTCCCGTATTGTTGCTAAGACTTTGGGAGAGACTTTCGTCCCTCTTACAAATATCTTAGGAACAAACCTTGATAGAATATTCAAGGATAATTCTTTATCTCTTGATCTTCCTATCACGGGTGTCTTGCGGACCTATCGTTCTTCTTTACAGAAATTAGAACGACGT